CCTACCCGGACATTGAAATGTACGTCTATCCGGTCCCGCTTCGGACCATCGAGTTTCATTTTGTGTCCGTCGAGGAATTGACGCAGCCGGTCAATCTGGCAACCACCTTGGCGTTCCCGCCCGGCTACCTGCGCTGTTTTCGGTACAATCTGGCTTGTGAGATGGCGCCAGAGTTTGGGGTAGCACCGACGCCTCAAGTGCAGCGCATCGCCATGACATCGAAGCGCAACCTCAAGCGCGTGAACAATCCCGGCGACGTTATGGCGCTGCCGTATAGCATCGTCGGCACTCGTCAGCGGTACAACATCTTCGCGGGCAATTACTGATGAAAACGCCGATACTCGGCGGAACGTATGTGGCTCGGAGCGTCAACGCCGCCGACAGCCGCATGATAAACCTGTTTCCCGAAATTGTGCCTGAAGGCGGCAACGAACCTGCGTTCCTGAGCCGCGCGCCCGGTCTGCGTTTGCTGGCGACCGTAGGCACAGGGCCTATTCGCGGCGTGTGGCAATTCGGTGCTTACGGCTATGTGGTGTCGGGCGCTGAATTGTACCGCGTAAATACGTCGTGGTCGGCCACCCTGCTAGGGTCTATTACAGGAACCGGTCCCGTTTCCATGTCGGATAATGGGACGCAACTTTTCATTGCGGCTAACGGGCCTAGCTTCATATACAACGCCAGCACAAGCGTATTTGCACCTATAACCGACCCCGATTTCCCTGGCGCGGGGTCCGTCGGGTTTCTGGACGGCTATTTCGTGTTCAATGAGCCCAACAGCCAAAAAATATGGGTTACGAGCCTATTAGACGGTACGTCGGTTGACCCTCTTGATTTTGCCAGCGCCGAAGGTTCGCCGGACGGCGTAGTGGCTGTTATCGTGGATCACCGCGAGGTATGGGTGTTTGGGACCAATTCGGTTGAGGTCTGGTATGATTCCGGCGAAGCTGATTTCCCGCTCACGCGGGTACAGGGTGCGTTCAACGAAATAGGCTGTGCCGCCGCGTATTCAGTCGCCAAATTGGACAACGGCTTGTTCTGGCTAGGCTCTGACGCCCGCGGGCGCGGCATTGTGTACCGCGCTAACGGCTACACCGGGACGCGCATTTCAACCCATGCGATTGAGTGGCAAATACAGCAGTACGGCGACTTATCGGACGCCATAGGCTACACATACCAGCAGGACGGCCACGCTTTCTATGTGCTGGTGTTCCCTTCGGCTAACGCGACTTGGGTTTATGACGTGGCGACCCAGGCTTGGCACGAGCGCGCGGGGTGGGTTGACGGCGAATTTACCCGGCACCGCGGCAACTGCCAGATGGCGTTTGGCAACGAGATTGTCATTGGCGACTACGAAAACGGCAACCTATACGCTTTTGACCTTGACGTGTACGCCGACAACGGTGCCGTGCAGCGTTGGTTGCGGTCCTGGCGCGCTATGCCGACCGGCGCTGACAACACCTTTCGGTCTGCTCACCACATGCTGCAATTGGAGTGCGAAACCGGCGTAGGATTGAACAGCGGCCAGGGCGAAGACCCGCAGGTCATGCTTCGCTGGTCTGATGATGGTGGGCACACATGGTCTAACGAGCATTGGCGGTCTATGGGCCGTATCGGCGTACACGGCTACCGAACCATTTGGCGCCGGCTGGGTATGACGATGAAACTACGCGACCGGGTTTATGAGGTGTCCGGCACCGATCCCATCAAGATTTTCATTACCGCCGCCGAATTGCTTGCGAGCTCTACCCGTGCCTAGCCCGCCGAACATTACCAATATCCCCCCGCCGCGCGTTCCAATCATTGACGACCGTACAGGGCTGATGTCGCGCGAGTGGTATAGGTTCTTACTTAACCTATTCACGTTGACCGGCGGCGGCAGCAACGCCGTGTCTTTGCAAGATGTTCAGCTAGGGCCGCCGGGCGCTGACGAAGCCGCGCTTCAGGCTGCGCTTCAGACCTACGCCGACACGGCGCCGCCAGCCGTGCAAGCGGCGCCGGGCGCGTTTGACACGCTGGACCCGCCGGCGTTTCTGGACGTGCCAGGCCGGTTTCTACTTCCTGCCGGCGTAACTCCCGGCGCGTCACCCTACACATACCAGAACACGTCCGGTCGCCCCGGAGACATGATTGTTTCTGGTGGCGTGGTATCGGCCATCGCTTTTTCGCGCGACAACGCAACTTTCTATGGTGCGGGGGTCGTTTCTGGTGTATTCCCTTTATCGGCGTATGACTTTTTGCGGGTGACGTACACCGTAGCCCCTACAATGACCTTTATCCCTAGGTAAACGCAGGAGCGCGCTTAATGGCCAACCTTAGCCCCCCACCTAAATTACAGTTTTTTGATGCTAACGGCGTTCCTTTGGTGGGTGGCAAGCTGTACTCTTACGCCGCCGGCACGACAACGCCGCTGGCGACCTATACATCTTCCGCGGAAACAACGTTTAACACCAACCCCATCCTCCTAAACTCGCGTGGCGAAGCGGAAGTGTGGTTAGGGACGCCGCAGTATAAATTCAAACTGACCACCGCGGCGGACGTTGAAATCTGGACGGTTGACAACATTACTTCTTGGTCAGGGTTAGAAGCGTCAATAAAATCGTACTTTGCGGCGTCGGCGGGTTCTTCGCGGGTAGGGTTTATCCAAGCGGGCGTTGGTGCGGTTGCTCGCACAGCCCAAGACAAAATGCGCGATACGGTCAGCGTTGTTGATTACGGCGCAGTCGGAGATGGTATTGCCAACGACACGGCAGCAATTCAAGCGGCGATCAATGCTGCAAATGGGCGCGCTATTTGGTTTAAGCCGGGAGCCACCTATAATGTCGGCCCCACAAATCTTAATTTGCTGAGCAATACTTCGCTAGTCTCAGATGGCAGCGCCACAATTAAGCTCACCGCCATTCACACGCTTGACCTTTTTCGAGGTGCTTCAATTAGCAACGTGATCTTTGACGGGCTAATCATTGACGGTTCCAGCATATCCATCGGGGCGAATTTTGGGCTGATCGGCTTTTTTCAATCAAGCAACATAGTAATTCGCAATTGCCGCCTGATAAACATTGATCGGTTTGGATTGGCTTTCAACGCTTGTTCTGGGTTTCGCGTTTATGATAATTACATTGCGCGGGCAGCGAAAGCAGCCACACAAAATCAAGCTATTCTTGTCTCGACGGCTTCCGGCGCCTCGTCCGACAATTTCATTGAGCGGAATATCTGTGAAAACAGCGCAATAAACGTATCCATGTCGCGCAGTTTTATTCGAGGCAACATTGTCAATGGGTTTGGTTTCGGCGCGGGCATAACCACCGAACAAGACCCGGCATGTAATCTTTTGACCATTGATGGTAATTTTGTTACCGGCGGCACCGGAACAGATGTCAACGTGTATAATTGCGGTGGCATTGAAAATTGGGCGGCGTTCTCGACAATTCAAAACAACGTAGTATGGGGCAACGCAGGCGCGGGCATAGACCAAGGCGGAAAAGACAACACTGTAAAAGGGAATTTAGTTTACAATAATGGTGTTATTGGTGGCCCAGGCATTTCAGGGCGGTACGGTACGGCAACCTATAATTCGTCTGGATCAGTTTATTCGGGCAACCGCGCTTTCGATACCGGAGGCGCAGGCGGAACCCAAACCTACGGCTACCAGGAAGAAAGCAGTTCGCTTACATACATTGTTTTGTCTGGCAATCACTTCAACGGAAACAAAACCGCGCCCGCGCTGATCCTGTCAAGCAGCACAGCCTATTCCGGGCCTCAATGGTCCGTTAGCGAAACTTATGACCCGCCAAACATCGGCGCGCTAGGTTTTGCACAATTCGACGTTACCGCGCCCGGAGCGCGGCTGGGGGATTTAGTTCAAGTGTCGTTTAGCTTGGACGTGCAAAGCCTTGTTTTCTCTGGTGCAGTATCAGGAACCAATGCAATCCGCGTAACCGTATTCAATCCGACCGGCAGCGCGGTTAATTTGGCAAGCGGAACGCTGATGGTGACGTATGAGAAAACAAAGAGCGCGGCGAATGTGTGAGGTTGAAAATGGCCCCGATTGACCCGCGCGATTTCGGAAAACTGGAAGCTAAGGTAGATCACCTGAGCGACCAACTGGACGAAGTGACACAACGCCTTCAGGCGCTCCAAACCGTATTGGACCAGACTAAGGGCGGATGGTACGTTCTAGCTACGGCGGCGGCCGTTTCGGGCGCTATAGCGGCGCTGGCGGTCAAGATGCTGCCGTTCTGGCCGTTTCGATGAAACTGGATGATATAGCCGTGACAATGGCCATTGCTGCCGGCGGCGCGTGGGTGGGCACCCTTGCGCGAGAGTTAAGCCAAGAACGTCGCAAGATTTCATGGAAGATGATGATGTTAGAAACACCTGGCGCGCTTGTGTGCGGGTTCGGAGCGGGCGGGCTGGCGGACGCCTTGGGCTTTCATAGCCCGCTTGTCGTGGCCGGCGCGGGCGCCGTGGCCGGGCGCATCGGCGCCGCGGTGTTCGTCCAAGTGTTGCTTACCTTCTTGCAAAAAAGGATGTCCGACAATGGCCGTGACAGTTAAGGTTCTGATCCCCGCCAAGACCGCCGAGAACGCGCAGACCACGCAATACACGG